TGAAAGGCGAGAACAGAGGAAAGCCAAACAGGCCCGCCACACAGAACGCGACGACCGCGAGCCATTCAGGCTCGGCAGGCGTTCGGCTGAGCCATCCGACAAAGCCTGCGGCAAGAAGTGCACCAATCGGTCCAAGCTCAAAGAGGATTTCCAGGAGATCATTGTGGGCGTGCCATGCACGTAGATGCAGGCCGATTTGCCCCTGACCGAACTCGTTAGCCAGCGCATGATATGAGCCAACACCCCGCCCCAGCCAATCGACGCCCGCCCATGTGTCTGACCAAATCAAAGATCGGATTGAAAGTGAGTTATCGCCAAGATGAATTGCAGCAGCGACAGAACCGGCAATAACAAGAACGATAAATGATCCTACACCCCACGCTTTCGATCTTTTCCAGAGCCAGAGAGTGAAAGAGCAGCCAGCCCCTAAAATCGCGCCCTTACATCCAGAAATAGCCAAAGCGATTAGAACAGGAATCAGCAGAACCCAAAGACCGCTTGCGAATGTCAATGCCGCGACCATCGCAGCGGCTTCGCCCATCAGGTTTTTGTTTCCGAACAGACCAGCAGGCCCAACCACTCTCACATTCTCGATGGGCTCAATGCCGAATGCCTGAAAGGCTGCAATAAAGGCTGAGACGGCAATTCCAAGTCCTGCGCCGATGTAGACCGGCCGCATATTCCGCGTCTCAGCCCCGATACAAAACGCAACAGCAACAATCGTGTACTGAATGAGCCTATTAGCTCCGTCATAGAACACAGGCGTCCATAACAGGCTCAGACAGGCCCACCCCATGAACGCCAGACCAATCCAATGCGCCGGAGTTAGCCTGATCTTCTTTGCAAGCAGAAAGATGGGCAGAACTGCTGCCGCCAAGGCCCAACGCGGAGCAATGGCGGCAGCCGATATTCCAGGATAGACGACGACGGCTATTCCGAAGACGAACAGCCCGAGCATTACTGTGCGGTCGTGCGTGCCACTTCGACCATGTTCGTTCCGTCACCGACGAACGTCAGCATGAAAATCTTGCCGCTGGTCGTTCCTGTCGTGAGCGAGCCGGTCGTCTTGAACTTAGCGCCACCGCTGACGGTATAGCTCGTCGTGCCGGACGTGAGGATTTCGATATGCGCCACAACTCCGGTCGGAGCGGAGCTTGCTTCCAGGCTGAGGATTGTTGCCGGCGTCAATTGGAAGAAGTCTGCCGATGCCGGATTGACGGAAACCGATGCCGACGATGACAGGATCGTGCCCGTCAAGGCATGCGTCCTGCCATACTTGTTGATGGCGTCCGGAGTGGTCTGAACGGACAAAGGCCCGCTCACGATATTGACCAATTCCGTACCGGTCAGGGTGGAAATGATCTGCGTGCCCTGCCCCCAGGCGGCAAAGCCGACAACGGCAAGGATCGCAGACAGGATTGCGATTCTGAGTTTCATGGGTTTTCCTTTAGGCGTTGGCCGCATCGCCCGAAGGCTGTTTCGGCTCGGTTGCCATTGGGGGAGTTGGACGGTTCATGCGCTTGCCCGCGATTTGCGGATGCGCCTGCATGCCAGTGGCCCGCTGATCGCGATGGCTGACATCCTTGAAGTCGCCTGCCGACATCGGCGGGATATGACCCTGGTTGAGCGGAGCCACAGTCTTGACCGGATCGGGGATACGGTTTCCCGCCCGCTTCATTTTCAATTCGCCGGCCAATTTGATGACACCGGCCCACCACACAGGATGCGGCTGGACAGGCTCTCCCTCTCTAGGAGCAAGCAATGCAGCGGCTTCCTGAATGTCCGCTTCGTCCAATTTTCCGGCGATGATCGGAAGGCTCGCTTCCCACCGATTGAGACGTTCAGCAGCGGCTCTGTTAAGCGGCTGCATGTGTTCGTTCGGGGTGATGTCGGTTTGCAGTTCTGTACCGGCCTCCCACAACGCAGGAGGTCCGCCCGGTTTGCCGAAGAAGCAATCGGCCAAGAGACGGTAGACCGGAGCGGTGACGCGCGTTCCATCGTCCGCGACGTAGGCTTCCGGCAGATGCGAGTGCTCTGACATGAGATGTTCCTGTTGAAGCGCGGACGATCCTGTCCCGGCCTAAACCGGGACAGGAGACGTTTCAGCGCGGTTAGGCTGCCACCGTAAAGTTACTCGGGTATTTTACGAGAGTGGCCTGACCATCATCGCCACCCATCGCAACGTCGGCTGTGACCTTGCCGGTGAGCATCGGTCCGGTTGCCACGACATAGTTCAGGACGACAAAGCGCGGGAGCGCGGCGGCGACCTGACGATGCGGCCAGTCGAACGAGAAGATGCGGGTAGAGATGGTCAGCGCGGTCACTGCGATCGCGTCGGTTTCCGCATACGTCACCCACGAATACCCGTTCAGCGTGCCGGAACCGGAGTCCTGTGCACCCTGGAACGCGATTTGCAGCGTGGCAGCACCGCCGGCCGTGAAAGCCGCAATGGCCGTGCCGACGACACGCGGCACGCCGGCAGTCGAACCGATGCCGAAGTCTTCGCCAAACACGCTGGCGTTGCCGATGATCGAGGCTGGCGTGCTGTAGGCCGAAGCCGAACCGTTGGTCGCGCCAGCCAGAAGATCGATGGCGTTGGTCGAAAGCGCAGAAGACGTGACAGCCTGCGCGTTCGAGAACTGGAGGTTTTTATCGAGCAACATGGTGTGTGTGTCCTTTCCGTCCGCTTAGACGATGCGGCTTTCGGTGTTGAGGAGCTGATCGACGATGCCGAACGGAATGTTGCGGAAGTCGAGGATGGGAGCGCCCGCGTACTCACGCGAGTTGATGAGCACGTTCTTGTCGCGGATCGCCTGGATGGCCGCATACTCGGCCACGGTGCGGTTCCAGTAGAACTTGAGGCGAACCGGCGGCTCGTAGCCGTTCGGCGCGTCGGTCTTGGTGACGCCCGAAATGCGCCGGCCGGCAGTCGGCAGCCGCATGACGACCTTGGACAGAATTGCGAAAATGTCCGGAGGCGTTGAACCGGCAAGGCCCGCCGTGGTCGTGTCGATGTTCGCGACACGCACGTTGTAGCGCCAGTCGGTCACGGCAAGGCCAAGCTCCCACTCGATGAGCGAAGTGAAAGCCTCGAAGCGGTTGTTGCTCGAATCGAAACCGGGGACGATATCGCCCTTGTTCTCGAAGACGAGGCCCGCTTTCGAGCCTTTGCCGTAGATGCCAAAGGTGGTGCGCTCGCCCCAACCGACAAGCAGGATGGAGGCGTTGGACGAACCCGTGCCGCCGGCATCGAACACGTTCTGCGCCGACTGAGCGGTCGAAGACGTGACCGTGTTGTAGTACGGCATGATGCCGGTGAACTGCTCTGGATTGACCCACGAATTGCCGTAGATCAGCGTTGATGCCTGCTGCTGCGAAAAGCCCTCGAAGTGCGCGAGGTCTTCTTGCTCACGCAAGGCTTTCTCGTTTCCGCCGATCATCGCCATGCGCTTGTCCACCTGGGAGTAAGCGCGCAGCAGGGACAGGCCGAATTGCACCTGCGCCGCACGGGACGCGGTGTACGGAGTGCCCTGATAGAAGCGGATGTACGTGCCCTTGGGCAGCGCGGTACGCAGGGTCGCGAGATGGCCGGTCGGCAAATTGCCTTCGACCATCGGGAGATCGTCAACGATCTCGTTGCACTGCGACAGCAGTTCGCTCATGTACATGAGCTTGCCGCCGGGGTCCATGCGCCGACCGAGATCGGCGAGTGAGACGTTAGCCATTGTGTGTCTTTCTGTTTGACGGACTCGTGCGGGCTCACGCCGTCAGGCGTGGCAAACACAAAATCCGAATGGGGTTGAGTTACTGCTTGTCGGCGTACATCACGTCCTGGAAGGACGCGCGGCCGGCTCGGGTTGGCGGATTGGCAGGGATGATTGGCCTGTTCTCGTATTTCTCGAACAGATTGTTGAGTACGCGGACAAGACCGACGTAGTTACCCACGCCAGTACGATCGAGCATCTGGAGAAGATCGGACACTTGCTCTTTCGAACCGCCGTACTGCTCGATCATGTATTTCGCTTGACCGAGCGACGTGAGTTCGCGATTGCCGCCTAGATCGGGGTCGGTCTTGAACTCCGATTTCAGCTTGTCGGTGAACTCTGTCCAGACCTTTCTTTGATGCTCTTGTTGCTCTTTTACGATGCGCCGTGTCTCGGCAACGTGAAAGTCCAAAAGCTTCTGCGCCCTGTCCTGATGCGAAAGATTTGCATCGTCCAGAACGTCGGTGAACTCCTTGACCCGTTTACTGTCGAGCGTGATCCCGTCAGGGACCTTGAACGCTTCGTACTCTCTTGGCTGTGCCTTGGCAGAGCCTTCCTCTGCCGGAGCGGTTTTGGCCTCGACCGTCTTCGCTTCCTCTGTTTTCACAGGTTCGGCGGGTTCGGATTTGGCCTCGACCGGGGCCGGCTTGGCTGCGTCGTCTTCCGACTTCGCGCCAGTCTCCGAAGCTTCCTTGGTTGGAGGCTTCGCCTCTACCGTCGAGAGTAACGACGGCGTAGCTTTATAACCTTCTGCCTCTGGAGCAGCCGCTTCCGGAGCGGGAGCTGCGGCCTCTGGAGCAGCCGCAGCCTCTACAGGCGCGGAAGCAACCGGGGAGGCGGCACCCGTGCTTCCGGCCTCGACCGGAGGCGTCGCAGCCGCGCCAGCCTCGGTTGAGGGTGTGTTCTCAGTCGTCATTCTTTCGCTCCTTCGCCTCGCGTAATTCTTTCTGCTCTTTCAGCATCTTCAAATAGAGATCGGTTGAAGCATCCATTGCAGACAGCATGATCTGCTTGCCGACGTTTTCCTCACCCAACTTGAAAAACGTCCGATTGACGCTCTCGGTATCTGCTGGCGTGCTGTAGATGTGACAGCGCTCAAGCAGACGATAGAGCGACGCCCGCCGCTGCGGCGTTGACATGCACATCTGCCAGAAATCGCGGTCTTCCCGTTTCTGCCGGCCGCTTTCTTTCTTGGCCGCCTCGATATGACGCGGATCGCTGGCGTCGAAACCCTGTGGACGCTCTGGCTTGTCTGGAACAATCGGACGGCCAAATTCGTCAGCCTGACCGGAGAGAGAGACGAGAGGCTTGTCTTTCGTCTCCTTTTTCGCCATCAGTTGAGTTTCTTCTTTTCGTGCAAAACGGTTCGGGCAACATTTTCCAATTCAGGATCGGACTCGACCCAGGCCAGAAGCGCGCGGATCATCGTGCAATCGTTGCCAAATCCAGTCCTGTCCAGCCATTCCGAAAACCCCGGCATGCCGCCGTTAAGCGCGAACATCATCGGGTCCATCAACTTGATGACCTGCTGCAATTTCTGTTCAGACCCAAAGTATCTGACCGCTTCCGGCAGCCCTTCTTTTGATGGGCCATTAGCGAGCGCATGCGTCATCAGAACAGCAGCCTTTGGACCAGCGCCTTTTGCAGCTGCCATCAGAGCTGTGCGGATGCGCCGGTCTACTTCATGGACCGGGATATGAGAGTCAGCCCTAAGCTTTGCGACCATCAGTGGATCAGCTTCTTGCCCGCATCATCTGGGCTAAGGATCGGCTTTCTCGACACGCTCTGGCTCAACTGCTCGACCTGATGCGCGATCTGGAGCCATTGGATTTCCGAGCGATGCACAACGGCAATCTGCCTCGCCCCGCCGGCTGCTTGTTTCAGTCCCTCCGAAAATCGCTTGCGCGCATCGAGCCATTCCATGCCCTGCCCGATTACGTCACCGGTCTGCTTTTCATAGGTATCCGAGATGCCCGCCATATCGACGGCAACACGCCTGACCTGATCGAGCCGTGAGGCCATAGCAAGCCACATCTGCGCACGCGACGGCTCTTTCTTGGCGCAGTGCTTCGCCGCATCGGCCGCGATTTTCAGGCCCTCTACGACGCGCTCGTAGGACTCACGCTCGCGCATCATCACTGCCTTTGGATCGGGCAGCGGGTTGCCTTCCTTATCCCTGACGATCAGGTTGTTGGCCTCATCGTCTTTTGCGATTTGTTCGGCTTCGCTCATTGCAGCCCCGCATTCGGCATGCCGCTCGGGCCAAGCATCTGGTTCAACGCTTCAAGCCCGCCGCCCTGCGCAATATCGGCAAAGTTGCTCGCCGCAGTCGAAACATCCCGCACGGCTGGAGCTGCGTCTTTCAAGTGCTGCGCTGCCTGAGCCTGCTGCATCTGTTTCTGACGTACCGCCCTGATCTGCTTCACTTCATCGTCGCTGCGGATCAGTTTGCTCGGGACGGTCATGTCCTCGGCATATTCGTCAATGTAGGCGTCTTCGTTGATCTTATCGAACGCCTCGACCTTGCCAGCCTTGGCAAATCCACCCACAACATTCAATAACCGTTCCATGCCGGCCGTCTTCGCCGCTCTCTGAGCCAGCGTGAGCATCGAAATATATTCGATTTCGATAGGCACACCGCGCATCGAAGCTGGCTTTGGAGGAAGCATGCCGCGCTTGGCCATGATCGAGGCAATGCGCTTGATCGCCATGCTGGCGCCTTCGGTCTGAAACTTCTCGATGACCGGGCCAAGCTCCTGCATCTTTTCGTTCTTGCGCTCCGCAATTTCCATTTCGTTGCGTGGCTGAACTCCCTCCATTTGAGAAATCATCATAAACAGGTCGTTGTAGAATCCTTCCTGAACCCTACCCTGCAACGCCTGGATTTGACCGAGCATGCCCTGGATTTCAGGGGTGACTTCATAGATCGGCCGCATGCCACCTTTGGCCACGTCCGCAACGTAAGTCACCGCACCTGGAAGAATCGACGCTGGCTGGTTCTTTAACGCCATGTCCGCCTGCATCGGAGGTCGGATTTGCTTTTCGATGGCCTCGGCAAGCCGCTTCTGCATCAGATAGAGCTGCTTGATATCGGGCAGCACATCCATTCCGACCGAGCGGCCATACGCATCGTTCGACGTGGTTTCCCAGCGCGGGCAGATATACGGCTGCTCGGTAAATCCGCGCATCGAGACAGGGCGCGGGCTCGACTTACCCCACAGCCAGTAGACTTCCCGATAGGTGAAATTACCAGGAACGACCCCGAGGCGCTTTTTCTCCTGCGCCATGCTCTGAGCCGGGAAGTTCGGTTCGATCGCGTGCGCGACGACTTGCTCCTTTTCGAGAGAGCCGCCTTTATTGTTCCAGTCGTTCTGAATCTCGGGAGGCAGGTTCTCCAGCCCGAAGAACTCGACCATCTGGAACGTGGTCATTACAAAAGTGCGATAGAACGAATTGACCCTGAAATCGCCGCCGTTAGCCAGATAGTATTCGCCCGCACACGGGTTGTAGCAGCGGATTACGTCTTTGAAGTCCTCGTAGATCAGCATCGGCGCCGTGCCGAAGCAAACCAAGTCCTGAAATAGTTGCGTCAGGCTGTCGTAGAAGTTCGATCCCGCCATGATCGTATAGATGCGAGTTTCAACTTCATCATACCAAAGCTGCCACTCGCGCGGGATTTTGACGTTCGAGATGCCTGGCTTGAGCTTAAACCAAGGGCGTGACGGTGAAGTCAGCCCGCTCATCAAACCCGCAGCACAGACCCGGAAGGCTTTGACGACGGTCGTATCTACAATGTCACGGTTGATCTCCCGCCCACGGATCATCGTGTTGGGCGTAATCAGCCAGTGATAGCGACGGGGAAGGATGTTTGCCGCGAGATCGGCCCAATGCGTCCACCAGGACAAGCGCCAGTCACGAAGGGCCGCTAACCTCCGCTCTAAGTAAAGCCTGAAATCCTCCCACGACTGATCGGAGGTTTGGTCTTTCGGAACGACAATGGCAGGCGTTGCCGCAAGCAGAGAATTGTTCGCCTGCTCATAGAACGCCGTGCTTTCCCGAGCCATTAGGCCGTTTCACCCAACAGTGAGGCTCTTGCGGTAGGAGGCGCTACCAAATCTCCTTGCATCGACGTTCGCACCGTTCCGCCAGCGCCAGCTCCAGCCGCACGTCTGGCCTGGTCCTGCTGGTTTTGCCCTGCCTTGCCTACGCCCGCGTCAGCCATCGTCGCTGGGATAGGAGGCGGTGGCGGCGGGGGAGGCGGAGGCGGAGGCGTTGGTACGGAAGGAGAGAATAGAGCGCCCATCGGCGTTCCTTTCAGGATCGTGCGAACGGATCGTAATCGGAGCGCCACAAATCAGACCTGCGCTCGGCCATTTCAATTTCGATCAAGACCTGCTCACGGATATCGAGCTTCGGCATCATCTCGGCTACTTGCGCTGGCGGCATTTTGTAGCGCGTGGCCACATAGTTCACGCGGTCGAGTTCGGCGCTGGGGTCACGAAGCGCCGGCCTGAGCGATGGCCTGTTGTCTGCATGCGGATGCTTGAGGATTTGCATCACTGCCCTGCGCAGACATAATCGACCTGATTAGACGACGTGCCTGTCTGCGTCAGGATGATAGAGGTCGGAGCGACAGCATATTGCATCGTCGCGAGATTGGCCCGCCACGTCACGGCACAGTGCGGAGAGGCGGATTTGGTGGTGACGAATGTCAGCGTACAGCTCGTCGGAGCGCCCGTCCCCATCGTGACCGTGCCGGCCAGATCGGTGCCGGAAATTGCTGGGCTCGTTCCGCATGAGGAAAGGCCCGGAGCCGAACCGGAAAGACCGATGCTTCCCGTGATCGTCGGATTGGTAGCGGTCAGCAGCCCGTCCCAGCCTGTAGAACCGTTGGTGTTGTAGTAAGGAGAACCATCGCTGCGCAGATAGACCGAACCGCGCGCTGCGGAAAGCGTTGGAGCACCGGAGCCGAAGAACGTGCCGAAATTGGCAGTAGAGGAAAATGTATTGCCCTTGCCTCCTGTCCCGCCCGCTGGGATTGCCGTGCCGCTATACGCCTTCATCCCAGCTAGATTGTCGATGCCGCCTGAGCCTATCCAGGCGTCTGTCCAACGCAATAAACTTGTTCCGTTGGAAAACGTATCGCTTAAATTGGGCGTCATCGGCCCATAAAGACCAATACCGAAGGCGGTTGAATTTGTCGCTGTGGGGTTGCCGAACACCTTGCGTGAAAAGTTAACAAGCCCGTTTGAATCTCCTATTGATATAATGCCAGCAGGAACGTTCCCGCCAGACCACCAAAACGTATCAGTCGGCGGTTTCGACGCCCCACCGGGCCACGCTCTAAAATTCCATATGTTGGAATCTCCGACCTGAACCTTGAAGGTTGCCGTCGTTCCGCCGAACGCCCCCGCATAATCGGTGTCCAGAATGTTGAAAATTTGTCCCGATGCATCGAATCCAGAGACATCGAGGAATGTCGAGATCGTCTGGTTAAACACATTCTGAAACGTATAAACGCCGCCGCCGGCACCTTTCATCGTCACAATCGCGTTGACCGTCCCTGATCCAGCATTCTCCACATGCAGGCCGTTAACGACTAGACTTTTAACAGTCGTGTTGCGGTCATCATCGAATAAAATACATTGAGACGGATTGCCACCTTCGCAAATGGCATTGATGATCCGAACGCCGTCAGTGGCGTGAATATAGAATGACGCTAACTCTCCGTTGGGCGAGCTATCGCGAACATTGTTGTATTCAGTATCGTTGGACTGAGAATTATTGCTGTTTGCCCCTGTCCACTGCCCCTCCCTGGCAATCATGCAATAGCTGGTTATATTATTGCAGCGAACGTTCGTGACCTTCGCATTCAACGCGAATTGCAGATCGAGGCCGATATCCAGCGCCCACGAGAACAGCATCCCGTGGATGAACGAGCCGTAGCTTGCTCCTAGACGGATGCCGGTAACGCCTGTCGCCATCTGGACGCCAGTCAGCGGATTAATGCCCGTGATCTGACCGCCAGAGAAATCGTAAAGCGCAGCTACGGTGTTCTCAGCGCAGGTAATTCCGCCCGACTGACAGGCCGGGAAACGGTCGAACATGACCATATTATTTGTCGCCGGGAAGAATTGCGCCCCGGCGAACTGGAACTTGATAATCGGCTGCCCACCAGTGCCGCCATTCTGCACAAACGGTGGTATCACACATGATGTCGTTAGTTTGTATGACCCGCGCGAGGCGGTGAGCGTGCCGCCGGTGTGGATTTCAAACGAGTTGAGGGCGGCGGTACAGGCAGCGCCGCTGTCACTTACTCCGTTCGGATCAGCGCCATACCAGACGATATTGGTGTAGCCGAAGATGGCTGAGCAAGTATTGGGGGTGGCAGCACAAGCCGCGTTGATCGCGGCCAGAATGACACTCTGGAGATTGTTGATGGCGTTCTGAACGAAGCCAGTCGAGGCGCATCGATTAGAGTTATCCCCAAGCGCGGCAGTCGAACAAACAACGTTCTGCGCGTAAGCCGGGGTCGGCTTCCACGTTGGGATCGTTAGGCTGAGCGTGAGGAGAAGCACCCCTGCGACAAGCACGCAGAGGATGCGCTTAAGTAGGTGCATTGCGGTATTGGGAAGTTCCGAGTAAACTCTGAAAATTCTTCGAGCCGTTGAGCGTTGCTATGTTTCGTTGGGCTAAGCAGGGACTTCTCAGAGGCGATTTCACTGCCCTGCAAAGGCCGAGCGATGCCGACCCTCAACGCTTATCCCGCCTGCTAGAACGCGGCTTTGTGCGGCAGAGCAAATCGGGCATGAAGCGGACGTTTCGCGGTTGGATCGCGCTCAAACTTCGCACGATAGAGCGCAGGTTTTCCGATTGATGCGCCACAAATCGTATATTGCCCTTGACCTGTTGCGTGCTGGAGCGGCCATCGCCGTTCTACTGACGCATGCGAGAGGATTTACTTGGGTCGAGTATGCCGCACTTCCGCCCTCTCAGCATACGCTGACTGTCCAGGCTTTCTTTTTTCTGACCCGTGTTGCGCACGAAGCCGTGCTTGTGTTCTTTGTCCTGAGCGGTGCGTTGGTTGGGGGCCAGATCATCCGCCGCACAATCGAGGGACGATTTTCTGTCTCAGACTACGCCATTGACCGCGTTACGCGAATTTTCATCCCCCTAATTCCAGCCTACATCGTCGCAGTTATCGTGCAAAGTTTTGTCCTGCATGCCCCGCCGTCTCTGGCATCTTTCATAGCCAATGTAACGGGACTGAACGGTGCGTTCGCCCCGACTATTGAGGCTGACGTTCCCTTATGGTCGCTCGCCTACGAAATTTGGTTTTACGTGCTTGGCGGATCGCTTGCGCTGATACTCACGAAGCCAAGTGCAGCGGCATTTGCAGCCATGTTCGCGGCCTTGGCAGTGTTTTCCGTTCTTGATGCTACGCTGTTGCTATATTGGACAATGGGAGCACTAGTAGTTCTGCTGAAAACGCCCGCTCGCGACAGCCGCTTTTTGGCCATTGTCGGTACCCTGTTAGCAGCGATCGGATGCATAACTTACGAACTTTCCTCCGGCTCGCATTCGTTTGCACAGTTCACATTTCTTCCCGGCCACATACCTCAATTTCTGCTTTGCGCCGGAGTAACTCTCACCCTTCCGTTTCTGCACAGCGACGATGTTCAGAAGAGGTTAGCCCGACTCGAAAAGCCAGCCTCTTTTCTGGCCGGAATGTCCTACACGCTCTACTTGATGCACTATCCAACTTTGTATGTACTCTCTCTCGTCATGCCAAAGTCAGATCACATAGACATTACATCTCTATCGTTCTTCCTCTTGCGAGCAGGTATTTGTTTTTTAGTCGCAAGGTTGTTTTACCTTCTCTTCGAGAAAAACACAGATGCGGCGCGACAATGGTTCAGGCGTATCCGACAATGATCGAAACCATTTCGCCGCGCTCGCCGGATTGGCTGTTCGCTCAGATCGCCTGGATTTACGAGAGCGAACTATCGATCGGTTTGCTACCAAAGCTCGGCAATTTCTTTCTCAAGCGGTTTTTTAGGGCCGCTGCGAGATACGGAATCCTGATAGTGCACGTAGAGCACAAGGCGTTTGTGAACGGATTTGTCTTAGGTAGCGCCAACTCGAAGCTGTTCTATGCGCGCATGCTGTTGCGGCTCTGGCCGTATATTCTTGCCGCCGTGCTCCGCTCGCCGCAAATCAGACACCGCGCGAAAGCGACCGGCTCGTACATCGCGAAGTCTGACGTTTCTCTGCCTAAGGCCGAACTACTCAGCATCGCCGTGTCGCAATCAAATCAGCGACGCGGCATAGGCGCTGAACTTGTGTCTGCATTGGAGCGCAGGTTCGCCGCTCTCGATGTCTGCAAGTATCGCGTCACCACTGCGAAGGAACAGACTGGAGCTATTGCGTTCTATCGTAAGCGCGGCGGGCTAGTCGTGTCAGAAACAAACGTTGGCGGATTGCCTGCCGTCACGTTCGTTATGACTGGATGGCATGGTTAGGGCATCGGGACGCCAACAACAAATACGTCTCCAGTCCCAGCAGCCCCTTGCGGCACGGTTACCCTAAAATATAAAGTCGTCCAATCAGCACGAATAGTTGTATTTGTCCCCGCCAGTGCCCCGATCGCGCCGTTGGTGTCATGACCCGTAGCAACTATTGCACTCAACGCCGTAGGGCCTGCCAGTGCAGTTCCGCCCGCACTTGCCGCCGTATAAAGCGCCGCTGATGAAGAATTTAAGGCACCTGACGCCCCATAGACTACGACAAATCTTGGCTGATACGTTGTGAAGCCAGCCGGAAGCGTTATGGTAATCGCTGTATCGGCAACAGAATTAAAATCAATGCCTGCGGCCGAACCCAATACGTAAAAACCGCCAATTCCTATGTTGGCTACTCCAGACGATGTTTTCAGCGTCGTCCCATCAACCTGCAAGATGCCCTTTTGCGACGACGAGCCCTGCTGAACGGAGCCACACGACACCGTGCCGCTTGCCGTCACACCTGACGCAAAGGTCGTGCCTCCGCCGCAGGCATTGGTCGTGACTAAAGTAAAGTCGGTGCCATTGGATGCAGCACTCAGCGACGTGCCGTTGCCTTTAGCAATCCCGTTCGGAATAGCCGCGCCGCCGACCTTCGCAACGGTCGGATTGGGGTAGGTCCCGCTCAGATCGCCGCCGGCTGCTCCGGTCGGAGAACCGCCACCGCCGCCCGATGGCGTAATGGTCTGCGCCTGCGCAGACGCGCACAGCAGTGCAAAGATAAATGCGAGTGTTCGGATCATTGGTTCGAAACCACGAATACGTCGCTCGTGGCATCGGAAGCGACGATCACCTTGCTCGCGATCACACCCCAGCTCCCGACCGAACAGTTGATTGCTTGGCCGTTGGTCAGCACGAACGACGTGGATGTATCGGATGGAGTTGCTGAGCCGAAGAACACGAAGCCCTTCGTACCGCTACCTGAGTTCACATATTGAATCGTGCACCCGGAGCGCACCGTCGAAGCAAGCAGCGCTTCCGAATAGACGTTCGGCGCTGTCGTCGTGACCTTCTTTTGCGTCGTGCTCAGCGTGAAGCATGACGACGCACCCGTGCCCACGAGGCACCCAGGCTGCACCATCTGTGGGAACGACTGAGCGACGGTCTTCGCGCTCGGCCACAAACAGAACGCCAAAAACGCGGCAATGGCCACGTTCCACGCCCAGAAGCGTGCGTTGGATTCGAGTTTCATAGGAAAGCCCTTAGAGCTTTGCGAAGGGATCGTAGTCGGCTTGGAAGCGATGCCCGTTTAGGCTCATCGCCCAGAGATCAGCAGGACGAATGCAGGCTACCGACAAGCCGGTCATGCTCAGGTAGCGCGTGCAATCCATGAGATGGTCGTTTTCCTTGACGACCTTGCCTTTTTCATCGCGCCTGTAGATGCGGAACTCACGCAGCCAGTTCTGCAATGTCCGAAAGACTTTCAAACGCCCCGTCGATAGCCGCGTCCAGACTTCGTAAATCCCGGCCTCGACTGCGTTGTTCGCAATGGTCAGGTTAAGCCCGAGCTGCTTGTATTGGGCCAGAAGCTGTTCACCATCCCCCTGCTGCCTTCCACGAGACGCCGGATCGATCACGCCAGGTATCCACTCGCCGCGCGATTTGATAGCTGCGGCATGGATGGGCGGCTTTTCATTGCCGACGTAATGCTCGTTGTAGAGGTAGGCTACGTCGTTGTCCCGATCTATTGCTGCCCACAACGCAGCCGTTCTATTCCAACCCACATCGAGTGCGTAGGCTTGCGCCATCCAATCAGGGATTGGGAACGGGTCAACGAGAATGTCCGCTTCGCTTACCGGATAGATCGCGCCTGAGCCGAGAAGCGGAACGCCCTTCGTGCGTGCGTCAAGCTGATGCGGCGGAATCGACGCTCTGAGTTCTGCTTTCTGCGCCTCAGAAAGATGAGGTACGTCGTCCCAAGTGATCTGTTCTGTGTACCGGCTCATGCCGGCGCCATGTCGGGCAAAAACCTGAGCACAATGTCACTCAGCCCGGACAATGGCGTAAATGTGCCGATCATAATCCCGTGCCGCGTCATCAATCGTACAAGGCATTCGTCGTACACGTCCGATGGAGGCTCCTCATCGAGCCAGATCACATCTTTCGCCGTGCCCTGGAATTTCTTTCGCCCCTGGTCGTAAGACTTGAACCCGAGCAACGACACACCGCCTGACTTATGCTGTATCCGCGCCGTGTCCATGGCGCCCGGAACACCAGACCGCTTCGTCGGCTCACCTACAATTTCAGCGGCAGGGATCAGACCACACCCCATCTGACCGAGTGGACCCATCAAAGCGGCCTGAACAATGTCGCGCGTCGTCTCCGACGTATCGCCCGCAGCCCACGCTTCAATAGGCTCCTCGAACCGCCGGCCTTCCCACCACTCCGGGTAGTCGCCGGTTAAATGCAGCGTGGTCTCATATCCACCCAACCCCCACGTCTTTCCGACGCGGTTAGCGGCAATACACGACCGCTCAGTGTGAACGGCGCCAGCTTTGAAGAACCTCAGATGCTTCGGATATAGCTCCCGCCTCAGCGGACCCGTCTCCGGGTAGAGACGGTAAATCTGCGTCCGCTCCCACGTCTGTTGCCTTTCCTCCAGCAGTTCCAACAACTCCTCCTTGGCCTCGACCGGCAAGGAGCTGATGAATGCGGGAGTCAATCTCTCGGACAGATCGGCGGGGAGTAACATCTTCCTTTCGCTGTACGTAGTGGCCTGACAGTTCGGCCTTGAGCTTTAGCGCACCGTTAGCCGCTGAGAACTGATTTGCTGCAGCTGCCTTCTCTTGCAGTTCGGCCGCCTCGTTCAACAGGCTCTCCAGCGTGATCTCGGCTTTGGCCGCTACTCTGCCGTTTATTTCCGTTATTCGGGCCTGTATTTCCGGTCGCTTCGCTAATTGCGCAGCGTTGCTGTCGTTCGGCTTATAACCGGCTGTCTGCTGGGCCTCTATCTGCGTGCGGCCCTTGGCTAATTCCTGCGCGAATATCTCGTGTTTCGGGTTTTTTAGAACCGGCACGGCTCTATGCTGCCTCTGCGCTATACAACGGCTGCCAGATCAGCGTAAGAATGCCCATGATTATTGCAATGCAGCAGATGAGGATGAGCATCAGTCTACCGCCATGGTTTGAGTGCCTACGCGTTCGATGCGCCCGCTCTTTTGACCGTAGCTGGGCAATGGCGCGCGGCGAAACGGGAGAACGCCTAACTCATTGAGCATTTGTTCTTCCGGGGTTGGTTCTTGCGGTGCGCGGTCGCGACTTTCGATGAAGCCGGTTCTTTCCGCTTCGGCTAAGCGTGCGGCAACCAATTCGTTGATGTCCGGCTGTTCCATCTGCTCTGGGAAGGCTACTTGTGGCTCCCGCTGCCACTCCTGTTCTAATTGAGGTTCGGGCGGTACCTCCGCCTCGACAGCGCGAGCTGGCGCTACCGTCATGGCACCGAATATCCTGTCTTTCAGCCATGCCGAGACTGTCTGACACGCTTCCTCCGCCTGAGCACGCACCCAAGCGTCTTCCTCTGCCGATACTCTCAGGATGAGACGGGGTGATTGTGCCATGTTCTATAAGGTACCAGCAGTACACATGGTTGGGGGAGGGGGAGCCAATCTGCGGGGATCGCGGGGAGCGCGATCAAAGGAGCGCAAGAAGAAGTGCAATAGCTGGGATAATTGCGAGCCCGATCAAGAGAGCATACACGCCGCGCGGGGCACCCCATTCTTCTCGCATAAGTTCGTGGATTTGCTCGTTATCGAGGATCATGCTTGGCCGACCAAACCAGCCCTTTGCCGATCGTGGGGCGCAGAAAAACAGCCCAAAAATCCGTCCGGTCGGACGTTCTAGGCTGCGACACCCCCGGCATATTAGCCTTGTGGAAGGGGCGCGTTTGAAATCCTCGATCCGGCAATTCTGTCCGGCATTAGAAAATCAAACTGGAACTAAAATATCATCCGCGGGTTATAGCGCAATTGAACATTGCTTAAATTTGACGGCCTATCCCGGACTCGCCACATAGTTCCGACAGCCTAAACTTGAAACTGCTCTCTGTAGTCATATGCCGCAGATCAACATGAATGTTCTCGGCTAATACCGTGCCGTCGTCCTTGCAGGAAATAGAACCTTGAGGGGCCATTCTATAACCGGCAAAAAACGCCGCTCCCAAAAGCCCGGTTAGCAAACAGTAGGTTAGAATCGCCCGCAACATCCCCGCCTCCCCCTACGCCACCTTCTCCAAATAACATGGCTCAATCGTGCTTGTGACCTGCCGACCGAGAAAATTCAAGAGAATTTCAACCCTGTGCTTGGCATTCGCGTTTTTCACCTTGGCAAAGAACGTATCCATAGGGCTGCCGTCTTTCTTGATCTGTACGGTGTCGCCTATGCCGAATGACAGGTTTTTCACGGTGTAATCGAATGCCCCGGCCGCTTGCGCTCTTTGTAGAGCTTCGACCTCTCCTCTCAACCTGACCGGAATCCGGTTGTTGCTCAACAGATCAATGACGCCCGGTGTCGGCAGTATCAGTTCTTGCCAATCCTCCCGCTCAACATCGAAGGCGACGAATACGTAGCCGGGAAACAAGGCCTGTTCGATGATCACGCGCCGCTTCGCCACAACCTTCCTGCGACGCATTTTCGGAACATAGGCGTCGAAGCCGACCCGGATCATCTCTCGCTCAATCTCGAACTCATTCTTGGCAAAGCAGGATATTACATACCACGCCCGACCAAGAGGAAAGCTCATCGGAATGTCATGCTGCATCGCTTACCCCAAGTGCGTTGCGTAGAATCTCATTCGTCGCTTCATCTATCGGCTTGTCATGCTTGCGCGCGTACCGAGCCGCAAGAAAGTGCGTGTCAGGCTCCAACTGTACCACCCTGCCCTGCGGGACTAATTCGATGCTCCGGTGCTTTCCAGGCACTCGTTTGATGTATCCCGCATCCTCGATCGCTTTGACGAGCCAGTGAGCGTTTGCGGGCGATTTGAAGCCTAATTCCTTCGCTATCTCCCGCAGCGCAGGAGCGACCCCCTTCGTCTCGATCTCCGACCGAATGAAGTTCAAGCAGTTTTGCTGCTTAAGGCTGAGAGGGTATGTCATTTTGCCGCTTCACCATGCGTCTCGCATTGAAGCAGAAAGCGGTATTGATAACCGAGAGGGCTGCCCACATTTGCTACGCGCGCAGCCTTTATCTTTAACACCTTGCCGTCAACGCAAGTAATCCGCCCTTCCTCAAGGGTCGCGTCCCGAATCGTAACCGCCGCATAAAGCGGCAGTTGGTCATAGCTATAAACCGGAACGTCCATGGCCTATCTCGTCCCTGATTTTGTCGAATGCGCCAGCCGTCATGCTCAGCTCGGAGCCGAGTTCTGCTACGTCGCCACACAACGTCTCGTAACCGAGCGGCAAGAGCGGCCAGATCGATTCCGATTCAGTTCGCTTGTGCATAGAGCCACAGGCAGGCTGGACCTTCGGCGTGATCCCGCTTCGCCTGATCTGCGGCCATGTGTCGGCAAACAGTCGCTCTACTTCCATCCTGAGCCTGGCGTAGCTGCTTGCCAGCGTGTCAGACGGATCGAATTGAACCTCGCGCTGCGCCATGATCGGCCCGGTATCCAATCCCGCGTCGATTAGATGGATGCTGACGCCCTTCGGCGTGTGCTCGATCCACGACCACAGGTTAGGCTCGGCTCCCCTATTCCAAGGTAGTAATGAGATATGCAGATTGACGATCCGGCCTGCATATCGGCTCAGCATCGGCTCGCAAATCCGCTCACGATGCCCGTAGCAGACAATCCAGTCTGGGTCGGTTTTGACCTCCTTGTCGCCGCTCAGTTCGAGCGTGCGCGCAATTGAGGCCGGATATGGGGAAAGGATTTGGACCCGCATTTTCGTTATCCCAGCACGCCCGGCGCAAAGCAGTAGTCCGTGTGGTACTCGCCAGTTTCCATGTACCACCATATTGCGCTTCCCGTCGGATTGCCGCCTTTAAGCACCATGTAGGCGGGGAGAAAATGCAGCTTGCCGTTAAGGCTGAGCACCACTGATCCGTCCGCATTCAAAACGTAATTCCCGTCATACCGATGTGCGTCCGATTCCAAGCAACAGCTCTGGCCTACCCCGTTGTGCTGCGCGTCAAACCACGCCTTGTATGGGGAATTGGCATAGCGCCCGTCGTCTCGCGCCTCCGCCTTACACATCGCCAGAATGAACAAACTCAATAAGGCCACGCCTACGCCTACGAGGCGGTATGGCATTTGATAAGCTTCCTTACATTGTTCGTCGTGAAACGTTGAATTTGCATGTCAGCCCTTCATGCGGCCTCTGGTTCGTAACCGTGTTTTCTCAATAGATCGCTAGGCGCACGACACCCAGAATATCCAGGCTCAGGTCCGAGGCTAAGAGGCCAAATCTTGTTGCTGGCGTACATCGACAAAAACTTTTCCCACTCCGGTTCAGCCGGCGAAGCCGCCCGAGAAGCTTGCTGCGCGTGAGCATCGCGGATCGCGGCGTCGAAGTAAGAAAGTGTTGAAATTGAAGGCTTTCTTCCGATGATACCAGTTATCACCGGCAAAATAATTTCAGGTCGATAGCCCTGTGCAATCCACACATCGACTCGCGATGTGTCCGGTGTGTTTGGAGAATTTGCTTTCTCAAACGCCTTTACGATGCTGACTTTCAGCTCAACAGAAGGTTCGCGAGCGCGCTCTTGCTTCCTTCCTTCTCCCTCTCCTATTCCATCCTCCATCTCCATCAGAGAGGGTTTTTCCGTACCAGTACCAAACTGGTTCTCCACCGCTTCCGAACTTCCAGCAGTTAAACCAGCGTAAGTTCCTAACTCATCCGGAAACGGGAGTTTGAAAGTAGGCTTTTTTGGCTTCTGGTAGCGGCAGAAGTTGCGCACACAGCCGTAGCTCTTCCCTCTAACTTCAAACATTTTCACGCAGCCGAGCTGCTCGTACTCATCCAGGATGTCTCTAAAATCGACGTTATCGGCCGGAAAAATGCGCGCCTTGAGCACGAGAGGCTTCCACTCAAAGACCCCATGATCGTCACACTCGGTCCACAGCAATGGCCACGCCGCCTTAGCGGCCATAGACATGGACATAAAGGCTTCGTCGGAAGCCATGCCTGGATGTACTGACCGGATGCGCGCCATCAGTTCATCCTCACCAAATCGCGTACCGCCGACGCGCCAGCATGGCAAAACACGTCAACCGTTCCGGTCTCGCCCATGCGCTGCTTCGCAATGATAATTTCCAGTTTGTTTTGGCAGGCCATAAGATTTGCAGCCGCTTCTGGGCTCGGGTCTTTTGAGAGGTAATAGGCTTCCCTGAACAGCAGCAGCACCGTGTCTGCATCCGCTTCGATGTCGCCGGACTCGCGCAGATCGGCCAGTTCTGGCCTCTTATCCGCTCGGTCTTCGACCTTGCGGCTGAGCTGGACAAGCAGGATCACCGGCAGGTTCATGTCCTTGGCGAGCGATTTCAGGCCTGCCGTGATCTCTCCGACCTCATAGACACGCTGGCCACGATACCGCTCCGACGCGCGCACAAATTTGAGATAGTCGATAGTGAGAAATGCCAAGCGCTTCCCGGAGCGCTCGCACCGCGCTTTCCAGGCTCGCGCCCGTGCCGCAATCTCACCAACAGTCAGGTTTGAACTGTCGTCTATAATCAGCGGCAGATTGCGCGCGTCACGCTCAGCTTCAAACACCCGCTGCGCTTCATAGTCGGAAAGCTGGTTTTGCAGAATTTGCCCGGCTGAGAGCGGATTGGTAGAATTGTAGAGCATGTCCGCTGCGATGCGGGCAGTGATTTGCATCTCGCTCATTTCGAGGGAAAAGACGCCGCCGGCATATCCGGCCCTGGCGGCCTGTCGCGCGCAGGAAACGCCTAGTATCGTCTTGCCCATCCCCGGACGACCGCCCACGATGATTAGATCGCCGGCCTTGAAGCCGCCCATCAGCTTGCGGTCTAAGTCGCGCAAGCAGGACGGCACGGCTTCGTCTATGATCTCCCCGGCTCTTTGCCGTCCTATCCGATCGACCAGGCTTGCCACGCCCTCCCCTACCGAGCGAGAGGATGTCTTGCGGCCCTCTAGCGCAGCGCGCGTGCCGTCCAACTCGGAAATCAGATCGGCGATCAGATCGCGGGGGCGAATGCCTGGAGCGCTTGCGAACTCGCTTGCCGACTGGCACCGCGCGATAATCAGGCGAAGCGCCCAGAACTCGCGGACCTGCTTTGCGGCCTCGATAACGTAGTTCGCCGTGCAATAGGTGTTCGCGGCTAGATGTGCGAGGTACTGGCGCATGGTGAACTCGGGCGAGATTTTCTCGTTACCGAGCAGCACTCCAAGCGTCACCGGATTGACCGGCTTGCCATCCGTCGCAAGTGAGGCCATCGCCTTCCAGATTGAACCATGCACAGGCTCGCCAAAGTGCTGTTCCTCAAGCACCGTCATGGCCGCATGAACGCACGGATATGACAGGCACGCGCCCAGCAATGCACGCTCAGCCTCCGCCGAATTACCGGCGAGCTGGTGCATATCCTCTGGCTTCACGAGTGCGTTCATTGTGCCGCCTGACAATAAAAAGCAGCCGCCGCTTGCGAGCCGTAGGCATGCACAAGCCCATGAAACTCGCAGTACGAGCCGTGGATACCTTTGACCGGCTTGCCACAGAATTTGTAATTCGCATCGCCGTAGGGCCAGCGGCATTCGCGCGGGCCTAAGTCGGAGAGCATCTTGCGCGTTTCCGGCGCGGAATATGTGTCCTCGTCCGGGATAGATTCGACCGGGAAAAGATTGCCTTGTGCCAGCATGTATTCGCGCTGCGCTTTCATGCGGCCCGCACGCGACATGCCAGAGGATGATGGCAGCCTAAATCCGCTGGCTCGCTTTAACCGAGCACGTTCATTGCGCCGCTCGCGCACTTTCGGATAGCGCTGCCGCCACTTTCCATCGCAGGCCCGCGCCGGCCATTTCATGCGGTTGCATTTTCCGAGCACGGCATTGCGAGTAAGCGGTATTCTAAATTCATCGTAGAGTGCGCAGGCAATCTCGCGATGCGACAACTCCGCGTCATAGTGCTTACGCAGGGCTTCCATAATGCCAGGTGTATGCCACAATGAGCTGCGAGGTTTGCCCTTGTCGTCGCGCATGCTGTTATAAGCCTTTAAAATCTATGCAAAAGCGCGCATAGTTCTCTACGATCTCTTCGCCTGCTTCGATGTCCCGGAGAGCAATATCGTCACAATCAATGGTGTTATCCTGACAAGCGATGTTGCCAATAGGATGATGGTTTACGAAGCGCGCATCGTCGCCGCACAGCATGTAGAGATCGGGCGCTATCCTCGAAGCGTAGTGCAACATAAAATCTCGAAGAGGCTGCGGCATTCGCTCCACTGCCTGACACGACAACAGCACATCTATCGCCGGGTTGTATTTCCACACAAGCGAGCCTTCACGTATCCTGTCCTTTGCAAAAAGACCGATACCGTGGATTTTGCTCTGGGCTACGTATGTTGGAACTAGCAACATCGCGTTAGGTCATCATTTGCTTGCGATAAAGCGCGCTGCGGATGAACACCGGATCGCCGCAGATCGCGGCAGTGATACTCGGCACGATAGACAGCGCGCGGTCGCGCTCTTCAAGGACATGCGGCGGAACAGCTATTTGACTTTCGGGGATGGGCGCAGTCGAGAGACGCGGATTTTGCTCGCGCCATTTCACGCCGTAGGCCCGCTTACGCTCCAAAGCCGCCAGATTGAAGTGCAACAACAGCGAAGCCTCACTAACCCCAAGCTTGCGCGCGATTTTTCGCCAGCCAAGAACGCCACCATGGCATTCATCGCCAGTCGTTCGTAGTCGCTTCGCTTGCGCTATCTGTTCAGGAGTCAAAGGCTTCGCCTTCGGTTGAGGCATGACAAACTCCACTGGTTACGGATTACGCGGATAGAGGAACGACCTCATCCGGATTTGAGATTACGAGCGTCGGTTTCTGTGGAACGCGGTGCGCCGGCCTGATCTCTCGGCACAGCTTCTCGACCTCGGGCCAGCCTTCGATTGAGCCGATGGCGTGCATATACGCACGCACATAGCCGCGCATAATCTCGCAAGCTGGCTCTTCGCCGTAGAAGTTTGTGAGGCGTAAAGCTCTAGCGCCCGCTTCGTGGAAAGCGGATTCTTCGATGTTGAGAGGCATGTCTGCCGGCCCCCACCGACAAACGCAGATACAAGCGGCTTTACCCCGCCGCGAGAGACGCGATATTACAATTCAGCAGTGCGAGCGCGCGGATCGACAAACACGTATCCGCGAACGTCGCGTACATGAATCCAAGACAGGTGATGCCCGCCGTTATAGTCTCTCACTTTCCAGAGAGAGCCGCCGACGTGCTCAACAAGCTGCATGACGTGGTGATGGCGCACGGCGACCGCTCCAGAATGAGCGTGTGTGTGCGGAAAGAACCGCGCCCAATTCCATGCGAGGTTAAGGCGCTTATCGCTCAAGCCGAGATAGCGAGCTAAGCCGCAGCCGCAGTAGGCATGCGGACATCCGGCAGGCCTGCCGCCTATGAACTCCGCGCGATTGCCGTTCGCGTCGATATACCGCCGGTGATGCCTGTGGTGGTGATGTTTGTGCGGAACGAAACGATGTGCATGATGTTGGTGTTTATGTCGGGGTGTAGCGTGCGACTGCGCACAGCCGACAAGAGACACGACGCCAGCCAATGCCAGCCCTATCAGCATTTGCTTGCGGTGCGGGGTCATGCGTGGTTCCCCGCCGGACAGTTGCAGGCCGGTATTTGCAGGCCACGCCGACTGCATTCGTCTACCAGATCGGAAAATTCTGCCGCGCGCGTATCCCAGGCATCGCTGTTTTCAGCGACAGCGTTGTGCACCAAGCCGCGCGCAGCAGAGGTCCGCATGAGCAATTCCTGATCGGTCATGCCGCCCTCGCCATCGCCTGTGCTTGCCGCGCATCCTCAAGAACGGCGACACGGCAGGCCGAAGATAAATTGTGCTGCGGGTATTTGACGCGGATGTCTTTGATCAGCGTCCCCACCGTGCAATTCGCGCGGCTGGCCCAATCGGTCAGATAGGCCCAGAACTCATCCTCAAGCGAGATCGAGGTTCTGAAGCCTGCAAGGCTCACGGAATGCTTTTGGATTTTGCTTTCGATCATGTTACCCCCTGATTTCGACTGTTGAGCAGCGCGACTATGCGCAGCGCCAATTCCAAATCCTGCCACCATTGAGCGGTAGAGCCGTGCATGAGAGCGGAAAGCCACTGGCGCCCCTGTTCCGAGCGCAAGAGCTGGACAATGAGATAGCCAGGCGGCTGGCGACGGTTCTCAGGCTTGCGCGTCGTGTATTTGTAGCAACTGCCTTCCGGAACACCTGTGACAAGGTGAAGCCCAAAACCGGCGTCTTTACCGAGCAGTTGCCGTGCGATCGATCCAAACCAATCGTCGCTGTCGGATGCGACACCAACTTCACTGCCGTTCGCGACAGTAATCGCGCTCGCGCCTTGCGGCGCATGCTGTACGCTGTGCACCATGACGCGCTCCTACGCACTACTGGATACGAGTTACCGCGCTCCCCCAGCCCCCCGCGCGGTAAAAAAGCCCCCGCGTGCAACTGACAGCGCGCGGGGGCAGCCTTCATCGCGTCACGGGGGGAGGAATTGGACGCGATGGAAATCATGCCGCGTGCTCCTGCGGCATTTCAAAGAACCAGCGATCATCCCACGATTGCCCGCGCTCGATAGCTGCGGCCCGAATGCGCTGCATGTGCTCCTGGTTCGGCTTTGACTCGCCAGTCTCCCACCGCGAAACGGTGGCCTGATTAGCGCCCGCAATGGCCCCGAACTCGGCTTGAGGAATGCCGTCAAAGACTTTGAGCCGAATGTAGCTGATGGGTGTAGAGGCGGACTGCTTCATGGGCGCGCATTATGCGCACACGCATTCAGAACGTCAAGGGGCTTATGCACACGCGCATTTGCAGCCCGCCTATGTAGAACCGCATAGGAAAGGCATGCAGCTTCTTGCGATTCTCCGTGAGATTCAGCGGGTGAAGGGCTGGAACCAAAGCCAGCTAGGTAACGCACTACGGGTTGACCAATCCACTATTTCCCGGTGGTATGGTAAGGGTCAGCGGCCTGACTTAGATCAAAGGGACCGCATTCTTGCGCTGGCACAGTCACTAGGAGTTGTAGATAATTCTACACAATCCTCTGACTTTTCGGTGCCGATCGTGGGGTATGTGGGAGCCGGTGGTCACATCCTCTTTGGAGAGGGTCAAGGACCGTTCGGAGAGGCGAGAATGCCTCCAGAGGGCGCTAAGGCGACCACTGTAGCGGTCCTAGTTCGTGGGGACAGCATGTCCGGCCAGCTTGAGGACGGCTGGACAGTCTATTACGAAACCCGGAAAGAACCTCCGACCCCCGACCTTTACGGGAAGTTGTGCGTGATAGGCCTCCCAGACGGAGAGGTCTACATCAAGAAGCTCCTGCCAGGCAGCCAGCCGGGCACCTTCCACCTCCTGTCCGCGAATGCCGGGCCGTTGCTCGATCAAAAAATCCTCTGGGCCGCCCGCGTGACTTGGATCGCCCCCGTCTGATCACGGTTTCGTGATGTGGCGGTTTTGCACCGTCGCATAATTTTTCTGGAAATTTATGCGTCTGCGCATTGACGAGCCTATGCGTGTGTGCATAATGCTCCCATCACATCGGGCCTGCCGCGCACGTATCGCACGGCAGGTTCCGGCGGGGGCTTTCACCCGCACGTCGGTAGATATGGGGAGCGGGCAATGCGGACCATCGAGCAAATCGACCAAGCGATTGACGCGAACCGCAACGCGATGAAGGCGCGGCTTCACTTCGATCCGAGCATGTCGAGCTTTAGCTGGCAGACCGCATGGGACCGCTGCCCTGATTTATGGAAGCGAGACCGCGAACTTCATTCCGAACGCTTTGAGGCAATGGAAGTTCGCGACAGACAAGCGGAATTGGAACGTCGCCGCCAAGAACGCGCAGCGCGTTCCGCTGCAAAGAAATCAGCAAAATCACTCCAGCGCTGTCCCACTTGCGGCGCTCTGGCT